ATGACAATATGTTTTATGTGGCAGATACAGTAGAAGGTTTAGTAAATCCAGATACTGTAAGGCCAGTTGATACAAACAATATGTCAAAGCGGGATATTGATAAAATGCTATTCATATTGGATAGCTTAAAGAATGGAAATTCTGATGATAGTAGCGGTGCATGGAACAACTGACTTTAATGACTACCAAGTCTTTCTTCGTGCTATGGGTGTTGCTCTTTCTGGGATGAAAGAAGGAGATAAAGAATTAACAGTATATGCTGCAGGACCTGCTGCTATTAATTCTTTTGTGTCTGAGTTTTGTAATCTGTCTGAACGTGGTTTTAAATCTCGTGGCAGAAAAATAAAATTCTTTAAAGCACCTACATCATGGGTTGAAGAAAACATATTGCACGTAAACTATCTTATTTATTTAAGCAAACCTAAACAACCTTTATCAAAGCTTGTGTCAGTTGCTGAAAAAAATAATATTGAAGTAGGAATTTTCAGATACTAAGGGGTAAAAAATGATCGTCAATAATTTGCAAACAATGGAAAAAATTGTTTCAAAGAACTATAATCTACACTGGGATGGTTGGACAGTTGTAGAAACTAAACAGTCTGATATTGCCAAGACTGCAATCAATGGAATCTATCGTAAAGGCAAATGGTATCTGGCAAAAACATTTGTACCTGATCGTAATGGCTGGGATATTCCAAATAGATATAAGGTGTAGATATGGAGCAGCACCTATGGAAAGATAATGGCGCCTGCTTTGATATGGATACAAATTTATTTTTTGATAAATATGAAGATGATGAACTAATCAGACCAATAATAGATAATCTTTGTCAGGCCTGTCCAGTTCAAAAAGTATGCTTTGCTAATGGAGTATCAGGAAAAGAGTGGGGAATTTGGGGCGGTATATACTTAGAAAATGGCGAAATATCTAGAGAGTTTAGTAAGCATAGAACAAAGGAGCAGTGGGGTGAAGTATGGAAAACTCTAACAATGGACACCAAGTAAGTAGTTTTGAATCAATCTGTTCAATTCTTGGTGAACTATGGATGGACTATAAGAATGATAAATACTTTAAAGATTTTATTGAGTATAACGATATTGGTTTGCCTATTGCATTTTTAATTGATAATGAGCTTGTAGAGCCAACACAGTTAGCTAAACAATATGTATATGAAACCTGGGACATATTTTTAGCAGCATTAGAAGTTGTTGAAGATCTTGGCTGGGAATCATTGGAAGATATCTTTAACTTTGTAGATAGAAAAGATAAAAAATAATGTACACAGATAATATGCGTAGAGCTTTTCACTCTATAATTTCCCCTAAAAATTTTCAGGTAGAGCTAATTGACAATGAGCATTTTTTAACAATCAAGTTGAATGAATATCATTTTCTTAAAATGGGACATAATGAAAAAATAGAAGCATTACAATATGTGGTTCAGTTAAAAAAAGCATTAGAGATGGAAGGCGCAATAGTTTTAGTATCAAGAGAGGCAATTAAATGACAACAATGAACATAGCATTATCCTTTATAGCGATAGCTCCATCTATCCTTAGTATATTTTTATTATTAAAGATATTAAAACTAAGAGATGCAGTAAAAGTATTATCTGTAGCATATTCAAAAATTGAAAGTCTTTCTTCATTAAAGAACAATGATGATTTAAACAATGATGTTCACAAAGAAAACTTTATTAAATTTCTTTCTGATTCTCGTGATTGGGCATATGAATATATTGAAGATATTCAAAAAGGAGTTTCTCATTTTGTAAATGAGGTTGAACCAGAGATAGCATACTTTGATGAATATGGTGAAGTTGGTTCAGCTTATCCACATTATCATTCAATGAAAAAAATATCATCAGAATATAAAGAACTAAAGAAGCTATTGCCAGTTGAGGAGACACAATGAAAGATATAATTTTATCAACACTTACAGGGTTTGGATGCGGTATCGTATTTGCAGCCTTTAAGTTACCAGTTCCAGCACCTCCAGTATTTGCAGGCGTAGCTGGAATCATTGGTCTTTGGGTAGGTTACTCTTTTTTAACAACATATGTGAGATAATGGTTATATGAAATTTTATTATTTTGGTGGAAACTTTAAACAAGGTGAGATCACTAGACTAGAGCAACATCACTTTGATGGTGTTATGTTTGTTTATGATGCAGTATTGGGTGATGTTTTTACTAGAATAGCAAGAGATATTAAACACAACGAAAAGATTAAATATTTAGTTGCAATTAGACCCCACACTATTTCTCCTCAATATCTTTGTATGATAAACAAATCATTAAGCTTAATTATGCCAAACAGAGTACAGATTAACCTGATATCTGGATATATAAAAGATCACGAAAAATCTTTTGGCGGTATTCTTGGCAACATAAATGATGAGTCTGATCGTATTGATAGGTCTAACTATCTTATAGAGTATGTTAACATTCTTAACACCATGCCTGGAAATAAAACAAAACCAGTCTTAGATTTTTATACATCAACAACAAACGAGTATGTTTTTAATGCAACAGCAGTAAATGATAATAAAATTATTTTGCCTTATAGAGATTATAAAAATGGTCGCTGGACTGTAATTCGTGAAGGGCGTGGAGAAGATCCTGGAAATAGTTTTAATATTGATAATAGAAAAATAATGTTGGCAATAACACCAATAATAAGAAAAACAAAGGAAGATCTTGATAGGTCTAACGAGTATGCACAAAGACCAATTTGGAAAGATGGAGAAAAACAAAGTAAGATAACAGATATTGAATACTTTACTTACGAAGAGTTTGACAATTTTATTAAAGAATTAAAACAAAAAGGTATTAATGAAATATTAATGAATGCTAATAAAGAAGAAGAAAGAGAAAGATTAATATCTTTTATAAAAGAATACAGAGAATTGGGTCTGACTAAAATATAGTCAGTCTCATAGTGATAAAAAATGATCAAATATCCTAGGAGGAAAAAATGAATACAACACAACTAAAGGCACTACTTGCTTCATACGGACGTTCAGTCCTTGCTTCAGGTCTTGCCCTATACATGGCAGGCGTGACAGATCCAAAGGATCTATGGACTGCACTTGTTGCAGCACTTGCACCCGTTGCAATTAGAGCAATCAACCCTAATGACAAGGCTTTTGGTATCTTGCCAGATGCTAGCTCCGTAGAAAAGGCTCTGAAGGCTGCTAAGCCACCTGTAAAGAAAGCCTCAACAGTTCGTGAGGCTGCTGCAAAGAAGGCTAAATCTTCTGGTGGTGGAAAAAATAACCAAGTAAATTAATATTTACTTTCAGGATTGCCAGTCTAGAAATAGGCTGGCTTTTCTGTTTTTTGTGCCCTTAGAAGGATTTGAACCTCCGACCTAACGGGTAGAAACCGTCCGCTCTTCCTCTGAGCTATAAAGGCTTGGAGCGAAAGACGAGATTTGAACTCGCAACATCTACCTTGGCAAGGTAGTACTCTACCATTGAGTTACTTTCGCATTGCTGGTCTGACAGGGCACGATCCTGTGACATCCGAATTAACAGTTCGGCGCTCTACCAACTGAGCTACAGACCAATAGTGCACCAGGTAGGACTTGAACCTACGACGACCAAATTATGAGTTTGGGGCTCTAACCAACTGAGCTACTGGAGCCAAACAATTACTTATCTTGTTTAATACCAAATGTCATTACTAAATATGAAACTGCATACCCAAGTGCAAATGCTCCAACAGATAAAAGAATTAACTCAATCATTGTGTTACTCCTTCCGCATCATCTCTACGCCAATGTATAAATGATTTAATATATACTGCTGCATAAGCAATAGCAGAAAATATAAAACCATATTGTTTTGTTATTAATGCATATGTAATCCACAGGATCTCATTTGCACATAGAATAAGCCAGCCCCATATAGTCTTACGACCAACAAAATAGATGCCAGCTACACCTATTACAGCCAAAATCCATGACCACATTTATGCACCAATGGTTGGCATTATTTTATCACATGGACATATGATAGATTCAGCTAAATCACCTTTAGCTTCAATAGTAATCTTTGTCCCACACTCTGGATCTTCACATATATAGATACGTTTATTCATTATTTTCCCCTACCTTTTCATTTTGGCCTCTTGCAATAGCAGCACAGACCTTAAATGCAGCTTTAGTTCTACGACTTTTCATAAAACCTAGGCCCTGCCACACAGGAACAGTTGCCTCAATATCTTGAGCAATCTGCTCTCTGATTTCTTTTACAGTAGTAATAATGAGATCCATGACATATGTCTTTTGCTCATCATCTAAGTCTTTAGTCCACCCATTTGTTTCCATATATATATCATACCAGAAAATCAGCGGTATTGCAAGTGTGGTATGATTATATTATGTATGAATGCGACCATTGGCTAATACCCATAGTATACGGATATATGTATGGGGAAGTTATTGATAAGGTAGATAACAATGAAGTTGTTTATGGTGGCGCTAGAAAGTCTGCAGGATCAGCTGACTGGTTTTGTAATAGATGCCTTGAAGACGTTTTTATTTAGTATCCACCCAAGCACTCATTTCTTGTATGAAACAATCTAATCTTTGTCAATATTTTGCGGGATGGACCAGAAAGATCATCCTTACAAGTTAAACACTTATAAGACCATTCTCCAGTAAAGAAGTCATGCATGTATCCTTTAGCGTTAGCATATTTCTTGGATATAAAGGTTTGGAATGGATCTGGTATATCGTAATGTTTATTCAAAGTCTATCTGCTGTTCAAATATGCTTGACAGATTATTGTCTTGTCCCCTTGCAACTTTAGCAGCAAGTATACGCATGCCAAGTGCATTAGTAACAGAGTCTTCAATTGGAATAGCCTCAATAGCCCTTGCAATCTCTTCTCTCAATATCATGTC